TTTTTCAAGCAGAAGACGGCATACGAGATGACGTCGAGTCTCGTCGGCTCGGAGATGTGTATAAGAGACAGGTATTTAGTAAAGCATATAGTTCTGATGAGTTAAAAGAAATGGGACTAAGTGAAATCGTATCAGGAAAGGAAAAATGAAATGAAATTCAATATAGAAACAAAGACATTGCTAAATGCAGTGAACAATGTGTCAAAGGTAATCGATAAAGTATCTCCATTGCCTGCGTTAGCGAATTTAAAGATTTGTGTAGAAGAAAAGTCAATTGTGGTTACTGGATCCAATGGAACTGCTTCAATGCAGCAGACATTGCCAATGGATACTGGTATTGAAGAAAGTGGCCAGTGTTTAGTGGATGCTAAATACTTTAGTGAAATCATTCGAAAAGTATCTGGTCAATCAATTGATGTTGATTGCACGGATAATTTAATGCACATCAAGTGTGGGAAAGCTAGATTCAAACTTACTTGCACAGACGTATCTGAGTATCCAGGGATTGATTTAGAGACACCTGAAAATAGACTGAACTGTCCAATGGAAACGCTGCGTATTGCTTTTGAAAAAGCTCTTGTATGTGTTGCAAGTAACGGAAAAGAAGCTCAGCGACGTCCTGTATTAACAGGAGTAAATTTAAGTGTGGACGATGGCCAGGTTACAATCGTTGGTTCTGATTCATACCGAATGAACCGATATGCATTTATTGATATGGATTGCAAGGATACCAGTATTACAATCCCTAGACAGGCTTGTGTGGAATTTTTAAAAACATTCAATGATGAGGTTTCTGTTTTCTACGATGAAAACAAAATTCAATTTAAAACCGACAATAGAATGTATCAGTCACAACTTTTAAATGGAACGTACCCAGATGTTTCTAGAATCATTCCAAAATCTTGTTCGTATTGTGTCGAAATGGATAAGGATGAATTATTAGAAGCAATCAAACGTTGTGATTTTGTGAAATCTGATGGGAAACAAATTGTGCATTTGTCGTTTGGTACAGAAGAATCTCATGTTGATTCAAAATCTGAGATGATTGGAGAAACATATGAAGAGCTTGAAACAGTTGAACTGATGTCGGATCCAATCGAATTTAATTTAAACGGAAAGTATTTAAGAGATGCACTTGATGTTATTAATTCTGAAAAAGTTCAGATTACGACTCCAGGAATCGGAAAGCCATTGATTGTTCGTGGTTCGTGTGACGTTTTAAAGTTGATGAGTGTGCTTGTGCCTGTAAAGACATACTAGGAGGTTTGTATGTCTAAGTTTGAAGAGGAATATAAGGTAATCAAGCAGAATCAAGGATTGAAAATAATCTGTGAATATTTGATGTCACGTAATGACATGGTTTCAAAGTTGGATAATCCTAAGAAGTCTATCGACGGAATGTGGAATTACATAGTTTCTGAAGCTAAAAAGAAGGCAGTGAAAAACTGCGCAATTATCAGTGATGAAGAAGTGTTTGGCTTGGCCGTTCATTACTACGATGAAGAAGATGTTGGTGGTGATGAAGAACAGCCTTCACGTTTGAATCTTGAATCTGCAAAGGCAATCGTTAAAAAGAGTGTTGATAAAAAGAAAAAGCCTAAGAAAGAAGAATCAGAATGGAAGCAGGAAAGTCTATTTTAGAGAGATTGCAGACAAGGAAGCTCACATGGCCAAAAGGCATTGAAGAGTTTATTTTTTCAAAAATGGATTTATGGCTCGCAAAAGAAGCTTGTAGCCGAACTTATTTTGTTGAAACACTGGAAATGTATTACGGAAAGCTATTAAAGCGAATATTTGGATTTCAATTGTTCAAGAATCCGAATCATACAGTAGAACTGAAAATCCAGGAAGTAGCTCGATACATAGAAGGCGAAAAGAAGTTTCTGGTTGGCAATCTGTATTGCGGAATGTTTGGTAAAAGGGTTGATTTCGATTATCCTTTGAAGTTTTGGATCAGTGACAGCAAATTGAATTTTTATCCGTTGAGGATGTACTCAATTGAAGACTGGATCATGTTATTGAACATTCCGTATTGCCAGTATCAGTCAGAATTAAATCAATCAGGATTAGATTTTTTTGAATACGTGTGTGCTTATCGCAAAGAGCCTAAAATCGAATATCTTGTGAAGGCAGATTTGAGTCAGTTCATTTCAAGCCTTCGCGTTCTTGATCTAAGTCAAAAGAGCCTGGATAAGATATTTAAAGTTGATCGTAAGTTCGTTCCGCTTCTTCCAAAGATGGATTACACACATTTGATGTTATGCAGGAAATATTCATGGGCAAATGAAAAAGAGTTATTGAAAATTAGACATTTGAATTTCAAGCATATACGTAAGTATATGTGTCCACGAGTATTGGAGTACGCATCGAAGATAGATGATTGGAACATAAATATTTACGAAGATTATTTGAAGTTCGCTGAAACAATTGGAGCGGATATGAAGTCTTATAAAGTTCTAACACCATCAAATTTAGTAGAAGCACATAGTGCAGCATATAAGGCTATGCGTGCTACAGAAGGCGCCAGGTTTGAGCAGGGGATTCTTGATAACTACGAAAAGCATGTTGAGTTATGTTACTCAAACGAAAAGTATTTGATTCGTCCTGTCAAGAGTAATGATGAACTGAAGAAAGAATCGGAGACTTTGAACCATTGCGTTAGAACCTATGCAGACGAGGTGTCCAAAGGACATACGGAAATCATGTTCGTTCGTTTAAGCGATAAACCGGATGTTCCTTTGTATACGTTGGAACTCAAACATAAGGTTATTCGACAATTTAGAGCAAATCATAATGCAGTCCCTCCAGATGATGCATTTAGCTTTGTCAGGGAATGGGCGGATAAATTTAAGATAAATAAGGAGTTGATATCGTGATTTTAAGAGATTTAAAGAATACAACATTTAGACCCGTGGAAATCAGTGTTGTGAAAGATTATCAGGAAATTATGTTTTCAGTGAATGGAATTCATAGATTTCCATGTTTAAGCAAAGCCAAGAATTACTTTGGCAAAAGACAAATTGTTGAGATTGTAGACGATGAGTCTTCAAGAACTACCAGGATATTTCTTCAAGGCTAAGCCATGAATAAAGAGTTTCTAGTTAGCAAAGTTGATGAGTTCATCGCATTCGAAATGGAAAATGAAAAGTCTAAAAATTCATTGGTTCATTATCGACAGGTTGTTGAACTGTTTGTGAATTCTTTTGAGGTCGATGATATCTGTAAGCTTGATATTATCGACTTTAAAAAGAACCTGGAAGAAGAGTATGCTCCGGCCACAGTAAAGAACTATATTACTATCGCAAATAGGTTTATAAAGTATTGCGAATTGGTCGAAAAGGATTTGGATCCAGACGAATTGTTGCGTACTCATCATTCTAAAATGACATTAAAAAATATTAAGATTCAACAAGCTGCATCATTGGATGATGTGATTGAACCATCTGATTTTAAGCGAATGTGTAGAATGGCCAAACAATGTAATCGAATGGATATTTATCTAATCATGAAGATATTTGCATACACCGGTATTCGTGTGAGTGAGTTAAGTTATTTCACAGTTGAGAATGTAAAGGCAAATTACATTACAGTCAAAAACAAAGGTAAGATTCGTGATGTGATTCTGAGAAATGACTTAAAGCGTGAGATATTGAAGTATTGCAGAACGGAAAAGATAAAGTCAGGAAAAATCTTTTTTTTAACCTATAAACAGATTTACTACCAGTTGAAGAAGATTGCGGGAAAGTGTAGAGGTATAAGCCTAGATAAAATCCATCCTCATGCGTTCAGACATATGTTTGCGATTAACTATTTGGATGCTGGTGGACAGGTAACGGATCTCATGGATATTCTTGGCCATAATTCCATACAGACAACATCTTTGTATACTAGAACGACAAATAAGGCTAAAAAAGGAATGTTAGAAAGCATGAAGTATAAGTAGGAGGACAAAGTTGGATTGATAAGTTTAAATCTATTGACGAGGATTAGAAGCATGAATAAATATCAATATGCATTACATAATTTGAATTCATTTTATTTATCTGATTTCGTTAATCAAAAAGAAGCATTGATTGCGAATGAAAATTATAAAAAGCAATTGGATACATTGAATGAATTGGTGGATAGATTCACGGAAGAAGAAAAACTGGAAGAAATCAAAGCTCCTTCAATTAGATTTGTTCCTTTAAAAAAAGGAATGACAGAAGATGATGTGAACGAATACATGATTGGCAATGAAAGCAACTTCTTGATTTATCTTAGATGCAAATACAAAAGCCAGCATGAATGGGAATATTTAACAGAAGCTGCATCGCCTGGATTTGACGATGGAATTTGTTGGTTGAATGATTGGTGGGAAGGTCAACAGGATGTTGAATATTTAGCAATCAGTAAGTTAGGAGAATGAAAATGAATGCGATTAATCATGAAAGATTAGAAAGTGGGTACTAGCATATGTGGATTAGAAGTCAAAGGAAGAGTGAATTATCGAATGTTAATTATTTTGATATTCGTGATTATGATGATGGTAAGTATTTGATTTATGGAAATGGCTATGAATTAGGTGCTTATTCAACCGTAGAAAAAGTTTTTAAAGTTTTAGATAAAATTCAAGAACATTACAATTCAAGCACTGATGTGTTCCAAATGCCACAAGATGAGGACGTTGAAGTGCGATTTGCTAATTAGATGAGGTGAAAAGAAATGGCAAAGTATTGGGAAAATTTAGAGTATCACGAAGATACAGTTGAAAAACACAAAATAACTGAAGATGAGATACGGTTTTTGAAAGAGCTTCAGAAAGAAATGAATACACAAGATAATCTTGGACAAGCTGACCCTCGATACTGGGTGATAAGAGATTTTGACAAAGTGTATGGAGAAAGACTAAATAATCCAGATGGATTTACTGTGTACGATTCAGATTATGGTAATGAAGTGTGCGAAATAGAATACAGAACATTTGCCACATCTGAAATGGTAGACGAAATATTAAAAGAATTAAAAGCACAGGAATATGAATTATCAGATGATGATAAACAAGTAATAGAAGATTCGTATGATTTTGATTCTCTGATCGAACCATTAGAAGAATTAGGCTTTTCTGTTGTGCAATATGAAATTGTGCCAAAGTATTTTGGAATGTTCCTTACACAAAAAGCAGCTGAAGAACATTTGAGAAAGAATTATTACCATTATACAGATAATGCAGCAACATATGCGATGACAGCATGGAGAAGCCAAGAAGCAGATATGTTGTATAAGATATTGCATAGCGTTGATTTTGATCAATTAAATTAAGATTTAGTGAGGTGATCGAAAATGAATGAATATCAATATGATTACGATAAACTGCTTAATATTTTATATGATCTTGTTGAAAAAGAAACAGCAGCAGAGCCTGAAATCGAAGGTGATGGATATTATAAAGGAGAGCTTGTGTATGACACGTGGATTTGTCCTCGATGTGGTGCACGATATGAAATTGATTATGACGTTTATGAGTATTGTCCAAAGTGTGGCCAGCATATAGAAATGGCAATACTTACTGATCAGGATGATTCAAGCGATGAATAGAGGCAATTTATTCGTTTCGATAGCAATCATGTAATGGGCTAAAATTACGGACAAAATAAGCATTAAAAAACACAAAAAGTTTTTAGTTCAAAAAAATGTACAGAGAGCCTTTAAACTAGGGCTCTCAGTGCAGAATTGATTTTGGAAAATAATTTAAGGTTATTTGACAAAGAAAAAAGGAGGAGAAAGAGTGATAAACAGAGTTATTTTAGTAGGAAGATTGACCAAGAATCCTGAGATTAGAAAGACACCAAACGGTGCAAGCATTTGTAAGTTTACTTTGGCCGTTAGTAGAAAAGTGAAAGCACAAGGACAACCGGATGCAGATTTCATTAGTTGTGTTGCCTGGAACAAAACAGCAGATTTAATGTACCAGTATTTGAAGAAAGGTTCTTTGATTGGAATCGACGGAAGATTGCAGACAGGAAAATTCACGAATAACAATGGTGAAACAATCTACACGTGCGATGTGATGGTTGAAAGTTTGCAGTTCTTAGATAAGAAAGAAGAAACACAAAATAATGATGTGAATCAGGAAAGAGAAATGTCATACAGTGAAGGAGGTTATCCACAATGGTAAAAGAAAAAGACGCAGTCAATCATCCAGAACATTATGAGAGTGGATCATATGAATGCATTGATGAAATGATTGCAGTATTTGGAATGTCAGTAGTCGCAAATTTTTGTTTGTGCAATGTTTGGAAATACAGATATAGAGCATTGAATAAAAATGGGAAAGAGGACATGGAAAAATCTGATTGGTATATGTGTAAATACATGGAGTTAAAAAAAGCGATGAGTGCAGCATATGAAGATTAATTGGAGATTAGTATTTATTATTCTGTTTGGGGTTTTATACATATGGATGTTTACGGCCATTGTAGGCGGAGCTGTATGGATTATCTCAAGTATTGTTAAATTTGTTTGTTTTTTGTTTTCGTTGTATTAAGGGGAAAAGAATGGAAAAAGTTGTATTGCATAATCACACTGCAGAGGATGCATTTGATTGTTTAGCTGAATTAATTAAGATCATGACATATGATGTTGAAAATGGTGGAATGCGTGAAGCAGGATTAAAGCAACTTGAATATATCAGAACAGAATATTCAAAGTTGGAAAGAGAAAACTGTGGTTTAAATCAGACGGTTCTAAATTTGAGAAAGCGTGTAGAAAGTAAATATTCGTCTGGAACACCATGGGCACGTTGTTCAGGCATCGAAAAGGTTTCGCATGATTGAGGTTTCAAAAACAGTTGCACAATTTATTGGTGATTTTAAATCATTGGACTATTGTTGCCATAGAATTATTGAATTGAATGAAGAGTTGGAAGAGTTGAATCATAAAATGTTAGGCTTATCACATTCAGTTGAAGAACTGTCTAAAGAACAAATGAAATCCAGTTTGCCAATGCCGACATATCAAAGAACATTTACATCTAAGCTTGCATTATTGGAAACGATTGAAGAGCGTGAGCGTGAAATTACTTATTATCAAAAGAGAATCAACGAATGCAAAGCGTTTGAACTACTTGGCTACACAGATATGAATATCATGTATGATTTATATTTTTTCCGTATGTCACAATATGATGTAGCAGACAAATATGGATTCAGTCGCAGCGGTTTGATGAAGCACATTCGCGCAGTTATCAAGAGCATTATTTAAAAGAGTCTACATTGTCTACCGGTTTTCCGTGATATATTAGTACCGTAAAAAATTCGACAAAGCCAAGCGTTGAATATTTTACATATGAAAGCACGCACATGTGCTTTTTTTATTTGGTGTAGGCAGTTTCCTTGCTAGACTGTCTTCACGAGGTAAAAAGCATGGATTATAAGACTAAGAGATGGAAAAAGAAAAGAGAATCAATTCTAAGAAAAGATGGATATCTTTGTCAGATCTCAAAGCGATATGGCAGAAGGGTAGAAGCAGAAGTTGTGCATCATATCTATCCAGCAGATGAATATCCGGAATATCGGTTCTGCGACTGGAATCTAATTAGTGTAAGCGTAGGCGAGCACAATAAGTTGGAGAACAGAAGTACTGGTGCATTGACTGAGCTTGGTGAAGAATTGAAAAGACATACGATTCCAGGAGTTGATTGGAGAAAGAAGAAAAAAGATTATGCAATCTAATGATGAACTATGTAGGCTGATACGAATCTATTTGCTCTATTTGATTGGAGCTTATGATAAACGTGATGTGGCCAAAGAGTTGGGTGTGGATTTGGATGAGATAGCCTCAAAAAGATTGCTCTGAAAGAGATCCCCCCACCTAAATTTTTTTGACATGAAAATTGGTTCCCTGGGGGAGTATCCATCTTTCCAACTCTGAGCAATTTTTGAAAAAAGGGGGTGATGGCCAAAATGAACAAAGCAACTGTCAGCAGAAAAACAAATCGAATTTTTAAAGAAACAGTTTTATATATGCAAGAAATTGGAACTTACAAGAAAGAGTTCGATGTAACAATTCATAGGTATGCGGAGATGCGATTTCAGTACGATTTGTTGTATCAAAAGTGGTTCGAAGAGGGGTGCAAAGTGACAGAGACTTTTAAAAATAAATCCGGAAATGAGAATATTCGTAAGACTGCAGAATATTTGGCCATCGAAGCTCTTCAAAAGAATCTTCTTACAATCGAAACAACTTTAGGATTAACTCCAAAAGGATTAAAAGCGATTAAATCAAACGGACTTGAATCCGCAAAACAAAGTAGATTGGCGCAGGTGTTAAGTAGTGTATAATGGAAAGTATTTTTCAGAAGTACAGAAATATTGCGACGATTGTAAGAGTGGAAAAATCAAAGCCAATATTTATCGTATAAAAGCAATTGATAGATTTTACAGAGATTTGGAAGATGAAAGATATGAATTCAATCCAAAGGATGCAGATTTCATTATCTCAATCATCCAGAAGACGATTTGTCATATGCAAGGCGAAACACAAGACGGAGAACCTTTACGAGGTACTCCTTTTATTTTGATGCCTTTTCATAAATTCATTATTTATAACTTGTTTGGAATCTATCGAAAAGGAACAAAGATAAAGAAATATCATGAGGCTTTGATATTTATTCCTAGAAAAAATGTTAAAACTTCATTTTCCGCAGCATTGGCGTATGCGGTTGGATTACTTTATCGAAAATCCGGATCAAAGATTTATGTTGTTGCCGCAGCACTAAAACAAACATTGGAAACATTCAATTTTCTTAAATATAACGTAAGAAACATGGGAGAATCCGATGAGGATGGCGGTTTGTTTCATATTATCGACAACAACAACGAACATTCTATAAAAGCAGAAATGTCTGACGGAATGTTTGAATTAAATGCGTTGGCCACAAATCCAGATGCACAAGATTCATTTAACTGTAACTTTGCGATTGCAGATGAGGTTCACGCATTTAAAAAACCGAAACAATACAATTTGTTTAAAGAAGCTATGAAAGCTTACGCAAACAAATTGATTATTGGTATTTCAACCGCTGGAGATGATCCAAACAGTTTTTTAGCACAAAGAGTTCGATATTGTAAAAAGATTTTAGATGGCGAAGTAGACGATGAGCAATACTTCGTTTTTATTTGCGAAGCCGATCTAACGGAAAATGAGGAAGGCGCAAAGTTTTTGGATTACATGAATCCAGATGTTCAGGCGATGGCCAATCCTGGTATTGGTCAATCGGTTCGTGCCGAAGACTTAATGAATGATGCAATCCAGGCGCAGAACGACCCTCAACAAAGAAAAGATTTCTTTGCGAAATCATTGAATGTTTTTACAAATCAAATTGATACATATTTTGATATGAATGTCGTGAAGACATCCGATGCCAAGTATAATTGGACGATTGATGAGTTGGCTAAACTTCCTATCAAATGGTATGGTGGTGCGGACTTATCCAAACTGCACGATTTAACCGGAGTTTGTATTTATGGCCGATATAAAGGAGTGGATATTTGCATTAGCCATGCGTTTATTCCACGGAGTACGGCATATCAGAAATCGGATGAAGATAACATCCCGGTATTCTGGTGGGAAGAAGAAGGATGGCTAACATGTTGTAACTCGAACGTCATTGAATATGAAGATGTAATTCAATGGTTCATAAAAGTTCGAGACAGAGGCTTTAGAATCCGATGGATTGGATACGACAGAAGGTATTCGCGTGAATTCATTTTAAAAATGAAAAAAGCCGGTTTTAAAATTCGCGATCAGAAACAGCTTTATGTTGAGAAAACGGAAGCTTTTCGTGAAATCGAGAAGAAGTTCAACCTTCAAGAATTTTATTACGTGCATAATCTTGCGTATGAGTATTGTGTTGGAAATGTCAAAGCTACAGAAGATAGCGATGATTTTGTTCGATTCCAAAAAGTAATGCCAAACCAACGTATAGATTTATTTGATTGTTCGGTTATTGCTTGTAAGCAATTGTTGATTGCAGAAGAAAAGAATTCGTCTGCTTCGATGTTCTTAGATTAGGAGGCTTATTTTGTCAAGGAGAAACAAAAAGAAGAATATTAGACCGGATCCACAGAAAAGGTCGAATTATGCTGCGGTAATGCCAGTGAATTGGGAATCTTTATTGTCGGCAGGTTATACACCGTTATCACAGAATCCTGAAATTATTAGTGCAGTTAATAAGATTGCCAATCTAATTGGAAGTATGACAATCCATTTAATGGAGAATTCTAAGAATGGCGATCAAAGGATTAGTAATGCGTTATCCAACTTAGTCGATATTCATCCAAACAAATACATGACAAGAATGACATGGATGTCTTCTATTGTTCGTTCTTTATTGTTGGAAGGCGACGGGAACTGTGTTCTGTATCCAAGAACAGTATCCGGTTTGATTGAAGGTATTTATCCGTTGAATCCTGGAAGTGTTTCGTTTGTTCCAAACGGCGATTTTGGATATTCCATTCTTTATAACGGAAAGGAATATTTACCGGAAGATTTAATTCATATCGTAATTAATCCGGATCCAAACTATCCGTGGAAAGGTGTGGGGTACCGTAAATCTTTGCGAAGTGTGGCCGAAACTTTAGATCAAGCAAGTGCTACAAAGAAAGGTTTTATGGAATCAAAATGGCAACCATCATTGATTGTTAAAGTTGATGGAATGGTTGATGAGTTCTCTAACTCGGATGGAAGACAAAAGCTTTTGGATAAATACATTAAATCGAATCAGACGGGAGAGCCCTGGCTAATTCCTGCAGATGGTTTTGATGTGGTTACAGTAAAGCCGTTATCACTGAATGATTTGGCCATCAAAGATTCAGTAGAAATGGATAAGAAGACAGTTGCTTCCATTTTAGATGTTCCAACATTCGTACTAGGTGCAGGAGAATTCAATAAGGATGAATGGAACAACTGGATCAATACAAGAATTAAAGGAATTTGTGAGTGCATCCAACAGGCACTTACTCGAAGTTTGCTTATCAAGCCTGAATGGTATTTTAGGTTCAATTATAGGTCGCTTTATGCCTATGACATACAAACACTCTCGACGGTGGGATGTGATTTGTATACACGAGGAATCGTGACAGGCAATGAAGTAAGAGATTCACTAGGATATTCTCCGATGGATGGACTAGATGAATTGATCATACTTGAAAACTATATTCCACAAGGAATGATAGGAGACCAAAAAAAATTGGAAAAAGGTGGTGAGAATAATGGATAAAAAATATCAGATGAGAAGTTCTTTATCTAAATTCAAAACTAGAGATGCAGATGGGAAAAAGTATATCAGTGGATACTTTGCGGTATTCAATTCCAATTACCAGTTATGGGATGGAGCTACTGAAAGTGTAGATCCACATGCTTTTGATGGAACACTGGATAGTGATATCCGTTGTTTGATTGACCATGATACACGTTTGGTTTTAGGACGCACCAAATCAGGAACATTAACTTTAAGAGTTGATGACAAAGGTCTATGGGGTGAAGTTGAAATCAATGAATCAGACCAGGATGCGATGAATCTATATGCTCGTGTGCAACGTGGCGATGTGGATCAATGTAGTTTTGGCTTTGAGATTACTTCAGAAGAATATTCAGAAAATGGAAACGAAGTTCATTGGACGATTAAATCCGTGAATCTGTATGAAGTATCTGTAGTTACTTTTCCTGCATACGAAGACACACAGGTATCTGCGCGAAAAAAGGAATTTAACACAATTCGTTCTAGAAAATTAGAACAAAGAAAAAAAGAAATGCTGAAGAGATTGAAGGGAGAACAAGCATGTTAAAAGTTTTAATGTTGCGTAAAAAATTAGATACGCAGAAAAAGAATCTTGAGAAATTAAGAAAAAAAGAATCTGACTTTGAAAAACGTACAAAAGAACTAGAAGTTGCGATTTCTGAATTACGTGATGATTCAACAGAAGAAGAACAACAAGCTGTTGAAGAAGAAGTCGCAAAATTAGAAGAAGAAAAACAAGAATATGAAGATGAAAAGAAAGAGTTGGAAGAGACAATCGCTGATATCGAAAAAGAAATTGAAGAAGCAGAATCTCAACAACCAACTGATGAACCTAAGCAAGAAGAAAATAGAGGAGGACAACAGAAAATGACTGTAAGAAATAAATTCTTCAATATGCCAATCGAAGAACGTGATCGTTTCTTCAAAGATGAGAATGTAGAAAAATTCTTATCCAACGTAAGAGCATGCATTAAAGAGCATCGTGCAATTGAAAATGTTGGATTAACGATTCCACAAATCATGTTGCCATTGATTCGTCAAATCGTCGAAGAAAATTCTAAATTGATTTCAAAAGTTAATTTACGCAGTGTAAGTGGCACATCTCGTCAAAATATTATGGGTGACATTCCAGAAGGTATTTGGACTGAAATGTGTGGATCATTGAATGAATTGGATTTGAAATTCAACAACATTGAGATGGATGGATACGCAGTAGCAGGATTCTTTGTTGTATGCAATGCAGTATTGGAAGATAGTGATGAGGATTTAGCTACAGAAATCATTTACGCACTCGGTAAGGCAATGGGTAAAGCGTTGGATAAAGCAGTTTTATTCGGTTATGGAGTTAAGATGCCACTTGGTATCGTTACTCGATTAGCGCAAGAGGAACGTCCAAATAATTATTCTTCAACAGCTAGAGAATGGAAAGATTTACACACAACAAATATTTTAAAGGGAAGTGCTAACCTTACCGGAAAAGAATTGTTTAAAGATATCATTAAAAAATCTACTTGTGTAATTAATGATTACTCATCTGCAGGATTAACATGGGTAATGAATGAAAAGACGCATAAATTATTGATGGCAGAATCATTGGATGCAGATATGAATGGTGCAATTGTTGCCGGAATGCAGAATACAATGCCTATCGTTGGTGGTGAAATTGTTGAGCTTAACTTTATTGCTGACAACAATATTATCTTCGGACACTTTGATTTATACACTTTAGGTGAACGTGCCGGTGCTAAGATTGATCAATCAGGAGATGTTAGATTCTTCGATAATCAGACAGTGTTCCGTGGAGTAGCTCGCTATGATGGAAAACCTGTAATTGATGAAGGATTCGGTGTAATGACAATCGACGGTAAAGCACCAGTAACATCAGCAACATTCCGTGCCGATGATGCGAATAATGCAACTTTAACATCATTGACTCTTGGTTCAGAAACATTAGCCTTTAATTCTAACACTTACGAATATGAAGTAAGCACAACTGCAGCAAATGCCGTTGTAAATGCAGTTCCAGCTCAAGAAGGAGCATCAGTGACTATTATGTATGGCGGAAAGAAATACAATAATGGCCAGGAATTAACATTAGAAGGTTCTAAGAACTTAGTTGTTACTGTTAAGAACGGTATGTCAAAACTTGTTTATACTGTAAAAGTCACAAAGGGGTAATAAACAATGGATTTTGGAGAAGATACTGAACTAACTGTCCTAAAGCAGAATCTCCAAATGCCTCAAACAAATGCCAACGATGAATATCTAAAAATGTTGTTGAAACAAGCTGTTTCACTTATGGCAAGAGAAGGAATCGTCGATGATGATTCCTTTGATTACTATATGGCGAAGATTGACTACGCAGCATTCTTATTCAGAAAAAGAGCTAATAAAGATAGCCCACTAGCTATACCTAGATCTCTTAGATATGAATTGAACAATATCCTGTGGTCACAAAAAGGAAGATAATGACATTTGATGATGGAATTCTGAAGATTTATGAGCGTGTATTAGTGCAGGATAAAGGCTTTATGCCTGTATCTAAGTTACGCCTTAAATCTTCTTATTATTTTTCTTATGAAGTAATTGGTGTTACAAAGTTTTATGAAGCTAAAAAAGCACAGGATAGACTGGATGAATCTGTATCTATTTACAGAGATCGTTCAATTACATATAACGATGTTGTTGTTTTGGAAGATGGTACACAGTATCAGATTTCACAGATTCAACATACATTTGATGATAATGGTATACAAATCACTAAGCTTACATTGATGCATTTAAATGAAAAGTTTGAATTCGAAGCTTAAAGAGTTTGCAGAATTACTGCGGTATACAAGCACTAATGAAATTTACCATTATGATGCAACAGGAGATAAAGGCGATAGATATATAGTTTGGCAAGAAGAAGGAGAATCTGATTCTTTATTTTTGGACAATCAGCATGATGAAATCATTTTAAAAGGTTCGTTGGATATTTATACAAAAGTCGAGTTTGATGATTTAGTGGATGATGTTATTGATTTGTTTAACGCCAACGGAGTTCCATTCAATATAATTAGTATTGAATACGAAACAAATTCGAGTTACATTCATTATTCATTCGATTGGGAGTATTGATGGCCAAAATTGAATTTAATGATTTTGATGAATATCTTGATAAACTGCAGAAGCTTGAAAAAGATGATGTAGTTCCAATTATGAAGATGTCATTGTATGAAGGTGCTGGAGTGGTTGTAGATGGTATTCGTAGTGAAATACAATCGTTACATACATCCAATCACGCAAGTCAAGGTCCTATGGATTACGAGAAAAAGGCTCTTGAGAAAGGTCTTGGTATTTCAGATATGGAGAGTAAGGGCGATGATATCAATGTCAAAGTTGGTTTCGCCGGATATTCAAGTCATAAAACTAAAAAGTATCCAAAGGGAGTTCCGGTCCCATTGATTGCTAGATCAATCTTGAGAGGAACGTCTTTCAGACCTAAAAACGATTTTGTGGGTCGTGCGGTTCGAAAATATAGAAAAAAGAGTATTGAAACAATGGATAGTAAAATGAATGAATTATTCAAAAAGGAGATGAACAAATAATGGCAAAAAAAGGTTTATCAAAATTAATTATTGCGAAATATAGTCATTCAGACGGTACTACTACTTATTCAGAAGGTAACATCCCTGAAAAGATGAGTGAGTATAGTCTTGATATTACGACTACTGACAATAATAATTTATATTTAGACAATGAAATTGCAGAATCGGAAGGTGGAGAGTTCAAAGAAGGAACTTTGACCATTACCACTGGTGAATTGATGCCTGCTACATCTAAACTTTTATTGAGTATTAAAGAAAATAAAATTACAGTTGGTGGGGAATCTGTGACTGAATATGTATTTGATGATAATACGAAGTCAATTGAAGTTGGATGTGGGCTTATTGAACTGCATCAAAATAACAATGAAGAATTCTATCGTGCAATTTGGTTTAATCGTGTTAAATTTAATATTCCAGGTGGTTCTGCGAAGACTAAAGAAGATACAGTCGATTGGCAGTTGCCTGAAATCACAGGATCCGTAACGCGTGATGCAGCAGGTGATCATGCATGGCAATGCTATGCAGATTTACCAGATGAAGCAAAAGCGGTTGCGTACTTGAAGCAAAAGGCAAATATTGTTGCATAAGGTGACTTATGGACATGAATATTCAATTTATAGACATTGGAGAATATAGATATCCAATGTCTTTTTCTTTAGCTTGTGTTTCACAAATGGGAAACTTTGCGCAAGCTGCTAAAAAGATTGAAGAAGGTCAAGACGTGGCCGAAGCTGCAAACATGATGATCAGCATGCTTTATCTAATGATTGATTCAGGATGTGCGTTTATGAATATCATGCGACAAAAGTATGATAGAGCACCAATTGGCGAAGATGGATTATTGGAGCCGATTCCAAAAGATACAATTGGGTACTTGATTCCTTCTGATCCAGAAGAATTGAAGGCAATTGTTGCAAAAATCAAGAAATGTATTTCCAAATCAAAAGAAAGAAAAATCCAGGCTAAGCCTTTAAAATCTTCAAAAAAAAAGAAGAAAAAAAGCTTCAAGGTGATTCAAGCAAATACTTAATGGTAAAAGCCTATAAGATTGGGATTCCATCCAAAGAGTTTCTAGTGATGCCGTTAGGTTATTTAGCGGATCTAACAGATGCTTCGGCCATTCTAGATGGATATGCCGACGAATATATAGAGCCAGAATATATTAATGTAGATTTGAGGTGATGATATGGCTGGATATGATATTGGTCCAAAGATTTCGATTAAAGGTGAATCTGAATTTAATCAATCCATTTCTAAAATCAATCAGAATTTAAAAGAGTATGGGTCTGAATTAAAAGCTGTATCAAGTGAATTTGATGCTCAAGCTGACAGCATGGAGTCGTTGACTGCAAAGAATAAAGTTTTGAAGAAACAATATGATGAACAGTCAGATAAAATGAAGCTTTTATCGGATCAGATAAAAAAACAAACGGATTATCTTGAGGCACAGGCCAACGAAATTCAACAATTGACAAATGAATATGGTGAGAATTCAAGTCAAGTTCAGAAAGCAGAAAAAGCTTATGCAAATACGGAATCAACGATTTCTAAATTGAAGACTGCATTTAATGAGACAACTGCTTATGCCAATAAATTATCGTCTGAAATTTCAGACAATGATTCTAAATTGGATGATTTGGCAAAAAGTGCAAGTGATGCATCGACTCAAGTCGAAAAAGTTGGAGATAGTTCAGAACAAACTGGTGAAAAGTTAAAAAAGACTAAGACAGATGTTCAACAACTTAAAGATAGCTTTAACATGCAAGAGGCTGCTCAGCAAGTATCTGATTTTGCATCTGGAATGGTTGAAAATATCAAAGGAGCAGTAGAAGAATCTAAAGAGTATTTAAAAATCATGGGTTCTTTAGAAGTTTCTTCTTCTCATTTAAATTACACTACGAATGAAACAAAACAGACCTATAAGCAGCTTATTGGAGTGTTAGGCGATACGCAATCTGCTGCTACAACTACTGCAAACTTACAGGCAATTGGCTTGGAGCAAAGTCAGTTAACGCAAATCACTAAGGGTGCAATTGGTGCCTGGGCACGGTATGGAGATTCGATTCCAATTGATGGTTTGGCTGAGTCAATCAACGAGACAATCAAGACAGGTACAGTTACCGGTAATTTTGCGGATATGTTGAATTGGGCTGGAACATCCGAAGATGAATTCAATGAAAAATTAGAACAATGTTCAGATAATTCAGAACGTGCACAGTTAGTGTTGGATGAAATGGCCAATCAAGGTTTAATGAAATCAGCAGATGCATGGAATGAAAATAACAAGGCGTTAGTTGAATCAAACAAGGCTCAAGATGATTACAATGAGGCAATGGCTGATTTTTCTAAAGCGGTAATGCCAGTATTTACTGAATTCACGAAAGCATTAACTACAATTATTCAAATATTTAGTGAACTTCCTGAACCAGCTCAACAAATGATTGCGGTCCTTATTGGGATTATTGCGGTTTTGACTACGATTGCTCCTTTGATACTGGCGGTTGGCACAGCATGTGGATGGTCGGCAGGTGGAGTTGGAGCTTTGGTTACCGCTGCAGCTCCGGTGATTGCGATAATTGTAGCGATCATTGCAGCTATCATGGCAATTATATATGTCATTCAGAACTGGGATGAGGTCCTTAACTTCTTGACAGAAACATGGGAGTCCGTTTGTAATAAGGTTTCTGAGTTATGGGAAGGATTTAAAAAATCATGGACGGATGGTTTTAATAATGTAAAACAGAAAATCAATGATTTCTTCCAAAATCTTGGAGAGAACTTTGCGAATGGTTTAAACAACTTCCAAAATTGGATTAGTAATATGTTGTCTGCAATTGTCAATTGGGCAAAGGATTTTGCTTCAAAAGGCAAGAATGCAGCTGTTAATTTGGTTAAAAATATTGCGAATGAGATAAAATCATTACCTGGTCAATTCCTGCAATGGGGAATGGATATGATGTCAAACTTTGCGAGCGGTATCTGGAAAGGTTTTACTGGATGGGTCAAAGGAAAGATTAGTGGAGTCACAAATTTCATTAAGAAAAATCTACATTTCTCTGTTCCAGATGAAGGCCCTTTGGCTGATGCGGATGAGTGGATGCCTGATTTTATGGATTTATTAGCTACAGGAATTGACAGAAACAAAAGTAGAGTAGAAAGCCAAATCAAAGATTTACAGGATATCATGGATATTGGAATGGATCCTTCGTTTACTGATAACACGAATTATCGGTACGATCCAACGTTTGTTGTGTATAACACTACAACATTGGATGGTCGTAATATTGCTTCATCTATGGAAAGAGTTATTGGATCTAGAAGTGTATCTAATGCTTATATGAGAGGTGAGGCATAGAATGAGTTCATTTGATATTTATTTAGATAATGTATCTTGCGTTCGGGAAAAACTATATCCGGTCAGACGACCTGATATAGTAACTCCTAAGCGCAACTACAAAGAATATGATATTCCTGGAAGAGATGGTAAGTTTTTCGAAGATTTAGGCACTTATGATGATATTACATTTAATATCAATTTTAATTTCAAAGAAAAAAGAGAATACTTGAATAAAACCTGTCTCTTATACACATCTGACGCTGCCGACGAAGGCTTAG